ATCACGTAGAAGTTCATGAAGTTGCCGACGCGCTCGGCCTGCTGCTCAACCTCGACGGTGCGAGCGCCGACGATTTCGGTCTTAACCGGGCCCTTGGCGGGCAGGAGCTCTTTATAGGCCTGGGCCTGAAACTGGGTGACGGCCTCGGCTAGGATCGGGTGAATCACCCCAGAGGCGCCCTCAAAGGGCTGGGAGCGGCTGTCGTCGAAGCGCATGCCCAGATATTTTAGGCCATCGACGTAAGTCTTCTCCCAGTCAGAGCGCGACTCCTTGTCAGCCTTGATCGACGACAAGACGTCGCCGGCCAAGGTCATGAGATCGCCGCGGTCCAGGTATTCAACGAGGTTCTCGTCGTGAGCCGCCTGGGGCATCTCCGGCATCGCATCGATCTCATCGTCGATAAGAAGACCCTCTTCGGCGACCAGGATCATGGCCGCATCGCGTACCTGCTCATCGCGGGAGGGTTCCGGAAAGATCTCAACCTGGTTCCCCATGGGGATGACGTCGGGATCGTTCTGCGTACCTAGCTCACGTTTCTCGATAGCCATATCAGTAATACACCACCCTATCTCGCCGCATGGGTCTCATTTCTTCCTGGTAGTCCTCGTCCAGGGTAACAAAACCGCCCTGGCGGAACCTCATCAGCGCCATGGTCGAAGAGTCGCAGAAGTCATCGTTATCCCCAAACGGGAACGACGCCATCTCCTCGATCACCTCCTCAGCAAAAGTTTGCTCCGGAGCCCAGACCATACCCGATTCAAAGATCGGGGCCACACTGTTCATTCTCGCGATCTTATCCTGCCCACGGCTCGGGGTATACGCCGTCACCGGGATGCCCATGCGCCGGAGCTCGTGGGTCAAGGGCGTGCCCGAGGCCTTGGCCTCGATCAGGACGCAATCCGGTTCCCAATAGCGATACTCCTCCATGGCAATCTTCTTCAGGTCAGGAAAGTCGACCCGCATGCGTTTGGCATCAAGGAGGATGATTTGCTCCGGGCCCTCCTCTTCGGGCTGGAAGATCGCCCAGGTGGTGATCGCCGAGTAGTCGGCGGTTTCCTTCTTTGAATAAGCCGTATCGTAGGACTGAATCACATAGCTGTAGGCTGGGACGTGGTCAGGCTCCCAGCGGCGCCACCACTCACGCTTAACGATCGAACCCTCCTCGGCGGTAGGGTTCTGCATCCACTGCGCATTCCACTTGGAAATCGGCAGCGAAGCCTTGACGGAGAGGAGCTCCTCCTTCTTCCAGAACTCAGGCCAAAGCGGATCCTCGCTCTCGGGCATGATCGCCGGGAACTCAACCACGTCCCACTGATCGGCGTAGTCATCGCCCTGCTTCTTAAGCACGCGGCCTACAAGGTCTTTCGTGGCCCATCGGGTCATGACGATGACGATGATTCCGCCCGGCTGGAGACGCTGCCGAGGTCCGGAGGTGTACCACTCATAGATGCCGTCCAGGGCCGTCGCCGAAAGCGCGTCTTGCTCCGAAACCGGGTCGTCGATCACGAGCAGGTCGGCGCCGCGGCCAGTGATCGCACCGCCCACACCTGAGTAGAAAGCCTCGCCGCCGCCGTTGGTGGTCCAGCGTCCTGCGCTTTTGTTGTCGCCCTCAAGTTGGAGGCTCGGGAACACCTCCTGGTAGGCATCGCTGTCGATAATGTTTCGCACCCGGCGGCCAAAGCGCACCGCGAGCTCGGCGGTGTGGGTCGCCTGGATGATCTTGAGGTTAGGACGCCGGCCCATCATCCAGGCCGGGAAGAAGGTGCTCGCAAACTCAGACTTGGAATGCCGCGGGGGGAGGCAGACGATCAGGCGCTTAAGCTTCCCGTCGGCGATTTTGTTGAATTTCTCGGCGATGATCTGGTGGTGTCGGCCTTCAATGAAATCAGGCCACTGGGTCTTAACGAAGGCCATGAAATCCTTCTGGGCGGCCTCCTGCTTCTCAAGCGTTTCGTAGCGCTTGAGCAGGGCCATGGCCTCCGTTTTTTCACTGTCAGAAAGAAGGTCGAAGTCCTTGAGCGCTAGGCTAGACATTGTCGCCAATCTTCCCCGAGGAACAGCAAAGCTTCTGCTTCGCGCCGGCGGACAAGACCAGGGAGCTCCTTCCCGCCGGCCTTGTTCCAGCGGCGGATCTGATTCGGCACGTCGTCAAAGTCACCCTCGTTCAGGCGCTTGAGCAGCGTGCTCTCCTTGAGGTTCCCCGGCCCCAGGTTGAAGGTCCACGCCACCAAGGCGTCGAACTGGTTTTGCGTGAGCTCAGGCTCAACGTACTGCTCGACATATTCTTCAAATTCTTCAAGGTCCGCCTTCAGAAGCTCCTCGGCGTCGGCCTCTTCGATCTCGTCGTCCTCGTGGACGTTTGCGGTGTGCCCATAACCGATAGTCAGGACCTCGGCCGGGCACCAGTATGCTTTGAGCTCGCAGCCCTCAAAGTTTTTAATCAAATCGATACCTTCAGCGCCGGTCTTCATTTTATTCCTGCTTCTGACTGCTGCCAAAATAAAACGCAATGACCGTACTAAATGACCCGGTGATGCTGCCCAGAATAAGATTGATAATCGCGTCGGTGTTGCGGTCATGGGGAAGGATCGTGACGAGCAGAATGTAGCCGGCAAACAAGAGGCACAGGGAAACGGCTAAGAAGCGCGCGGTCCAGTCTTTAGAGAAATGCTTACGGGCGTCTGCCGTGTCGGCGGTCTGCAGAGCGTAGAGGTCAACGTCGAGCTCTTTCATTTTCGCCTCAAAGTCGAGCTCTGCTTTCTTAATCTCAGTTAATTGCTGCGGCGTCGCCTGAGACAGTGCCTTCTCCAAACTGCGCTCATCTGTATCGCAACCGAGCACGCTGGCAATAGCCGAGGCCGCGGCTCCTCCCAGGGGGCCACCCAAAGCCGTCCCAAGCGTCGGAGCCACGGCGCCGACAATGTTCTTGATCGCATCAAACTTCATTTGCCCGCCATCCAAAAAAGCCCTAGGAGAAAAGGATACATACCAACGGTTAGGCCAATGGCCCACTTCATCCAGCCTTCCATGCGGTCCATGCGGTCTGCCATGTCCTCAAAGCGCTGCTCAATCGCTGCATAACGCAACGTGCATTCACGCTCGTGGGCCGCAATCTCAGCTAGAGCTTTCTCAGCAACATCCATGTGCTAGCTCCCAGCTAAGTAAGCAAAAGCGCGCGAAATCGTGATCATTGATTCGTTGTTCCCAGCGCCAAGTAAAACAGTCCGGAGAAGCCGGAGACGAGCACAAGAATAACTAGAAACGTAATCGTGTTCCAGAACACTTCCTTGCGGCGTCTAGCCTGGGCGTAGATCGCCTGCTCTCGCTCGGCGCGGATCTGCTTACGCATATCCATAAGCTCTAAATATGCTTCTTTGCCATATGCATATAACAAAAGCTCGCGAATATCACGCTCCTGGGCCTGAACGCGCTTTTTATGGGCAAACAATTCCATCGCCTCCTGATTCACGCTCTTAGAGGAGACAAGCTTCTTGAACAGCGGGGGGTTCTTGGCCTGGCGCTCGGCCTCGTTCAAATCAGAGACGGCGCCATACCACTTGGCCAGCTGGCCCATGGTGTCTTCAACGTCGCGGCCAGCCGCAACAAGTTTTTTGACCGTCTTGTACGCCGTAGTGGCGGCGGTGATGGCCGTGATCGGATCGATCATTAGTGCGCTCCATCACCCCGCTCCTGATAGTGATATTACCACGGCACCCCTTCACCGGTCGTCGGGGTCTTGTCCCCATCAATTTCCTTGAGCTGCTTGGTACGCGGCATAAGCATCAATTACTGCTTGGGTATGAACCACGCCGCAAACCCCCTGCACTTTAGAGTCCTCATTAGCATAGCTGTCGCCGGGAGCCACAATATGGCGTGAAAAAGACCGCGTGACCTCTTCGCCGTCGCGCTTGATTACGGTAGCTGTGCGCACCTGAACGTGAGAGAAGTCACCGACAACCTCAATCTTATCGACTAGCGTTTCCTCAGTGAGTGCCATTTTTTTGCTCCGGTTAAGCTGTAAAATAAGTTATGGTGAGTGCAAAGTCGCCAGTACCAGACGTAACGTCTGAAACATCAACATTGCCTTCTGTTACACCATCTCCTTGATAAACAAAATTGAGCCAACTCGCGCTCGGACCAACCTGACAAATAACATCAGTTCGTGCTCCGGAGGTGCCAAAAGTTATTAAGCTAACTTTAACGGCTCCCATAGTTATTTGATTGCTTTTACTTGTAAACGGAAGGCCCCGAATATAGATAATATTTGAGCTTGTCATTCCTGTTGTGTCGATGTTTCTGATCCGCGTTGACACAGTGACCTGACGCCCAATCTTAGTGTAATCGCTCCTGTCGATTGTTGCGCTTCCAGTGTTGCCCCCGCTTGTGGCATCTGCAATTACTGGGGTCCAAGTACCTTCTTCGTAATCATCAAGAAAATTAGCCGAGCCGGTGCCGCCGACGTAAAGGCCACCACCTAAATATAAATCCTTCCAACGGCCTGTGCCCCGCCCGAGGTCAATCGCATTATCGTTGAGAGTGCCCCCGTTTGTTGTTACTGGTGATATCGACGGGTCTCCGTCAAGAAACCGCTGGCCGGTCGTACCTGTTCCAATAATAAGGTCCCCGCTTTTTGCACCAATAACTCCAACCTCAGTAGCATCTCTTTGAAATACATGGATGTCCCCATCGTCAGTCAAGCGGTCGAAGTACTTAACCACGCCACCATCGCGCTTTTGGATGCCTACGCCTGTGGAAAACTGTGTTAAACCCGCGAACGTAGAGCTAGTCGCGTGAGCGGTTGAGTTGCCGACAAGGAATTTTTGGTCGTTAGTTATGCGTGCCGCGTCTGTGTTGTTGGTGCTAAAAACTAAAGCCGTATTTTCACGGTTTAGAAGGCGCGCCGCCTCGGTAGCGTCAATGCCAACATAAAACCCGCGATCATTCGCTGCGGTCGTCGTGCTGTTGGTGACTTGCAGGAAGTTTGAGCCAGAGTCGGCGGAGCCAAGGACCAGCTTTTCGTTAATAGTCGTCGTCCCGATCCCGACGTTGCCTTCATAGTCAATTCGCATGGCTTCAGTGGCATCATCTCCCTCTGACGCGCCACGGATCGTCTTGAAAAGCAAATTGGCGTCGGAGCCAGAAGAGGTCGCAGCAACGGCCTCAACGAGGGCAGCGTTATTCGGGCCATTGTTGTTTGCGTCGGTGTTGAAAAATTTAATTACGCCTAAGGAATCGCCTTGTGAATTGGAGGCTCGGGTACTAGTCAAAGTTAAAATAGGATTAGTCGCGGATACGTCCAAAAGGCTCTGAGGACTCGTCGTCCCAATCCCCACCTCATTAGCACTCGCATCAACGAAGAGCGTCCCGCTGTCAAAATTTACATCGTCAGAGGCTGTCAGCGTGGTAAAGC